GAGGACTGTTTGGACTTTGAGCTCGAAGAACTTTCATGGAACCAGAATAGAAGGCTGCAACCGTTCACAGAGGAGGGAAAACCCATCTCTATTGCCGGAGAGGAATTAGAATATTATTACCACAAAGATCCAGTTGTACTAAAAGCTTTCAAGTGTTTATAGATGCAGGCTGAAAAAGATCTCAACGAATAATCTTTGAGGTAATTGAATGACTGTCTTGCTTGACACGGGGATCCAGAAGCGAGAATGCGCAAAGTTTTAAAAACAGGGTATGACGTTGTGAAGGGCGGCTAATCGTTTTAAAGTTATGAGTATGATTCAAAATCTTTCAAAAACAGTTACTACGCTTTCATTAACAGACACAATAGCAATGTTTTGAAACCAAATTTGCGTCATGTGCATAATCTGGCTGCTTTCTCTCGCAGTTTTTTCAGGAATCTGGTCAAAAGGTTTGATAAGGAGATAGAGTTTATAGACCCAGTAGTTTGGCTTTAAGGAAAGACTAGCTGGAGCTCTCACAAGAGAAATCGGTATTTTGAAAACCTGAAGATCTAGTTGAGTGCTTAAACAGCTTAGCAAATAAAGGCCCATTTCACGACCATGGTTAAGAATGGAGAGGTCTATAACAAGTTCTCAGGCGAAGATGTCAATTCTCTTCCGGAAAGGCCTTGAAATATTTTCAATCCCTCGGATGAAGGTTGTGGTCTGCTAGCTTATGTGTAGTAGTATATTTTTAAGGATCTTAAAAGTGTACACGGAGACGACAAAATAGGACTCCCGGAATTTGTTCATGGATTGTCTAGCGATGGCTTAAAAGAAAGGGTTAAATATTTGTTGGGCGATTCTCCTTCTGAGTATATTTCTATTTCTATGGATGGATCTGCTTTTGACTCTAACTAAAGTTATCCCGTTTAAGAAGCTGTGGATAAAATTTTCTGGGAATCATACAAGCCTAGGCTTCACCAGATCTTGACTGTCTTACAAACTCATTTTCCAGGAAGAATTAAAGACGTCGATAAGTTATGTGATATAATTGTGTAGGCCA